GTGGAAGCATCGGTAGACAGATTGCACTTGTGCAGGCTTCAGCAAAAGAGGAAGCACCGGTAAGGCGTTTTGGAAGCGGCGGCGGTGAGCTGCGGCAGAGCATCCTGACACAAATGGAAATATACTCTGATCGGATGGTTGCGATCTGCTACACCAACAAAGAGTATGCGCCATATGTGGAGTTTGGTACGGGTCCAAACGGAGAAGCCCACCACGCCAGAATATCTCCTGATGTGCATCCGGTGTACAAACAGCGCGGTTGGGTGATACCGGCGGATGCAATGTCCGTGGAAGCGGCGCAGTCCTATGGCTTTGGAATTGCCAGAGACGGCGACAAGGTAATCGGATATTACACCAGAGGGCAGGCAGCGCGCCCGTTTATGTACCCGGCGTTGAAAAACAACGAGGGCGAGATTATCCGGCACCTGTCCGCCGATCTGAGAAAAGAGGTAAGGAAACTGTGAAAAATGTAAAAGACGAAGTGTTTGCGGCGCTGCAGGCGGTGTGCGACAACGTGTCAGATGTATACCCGACATCTTGGGTGGATCTTCCGGCGATCCAGTACACCGAAGAGGAAAACAGGGTATATGAGCGTACCGCAAACAAGGAAGATAAAGCATCTGTTCGTTACCGGATTGATATCTGGAATAGCGGGAGCACATCGGGGATGGCGCAGGCTGTAGATGCTGCCATTGCCGCGCTTGGGCTGGTGCGAACCGGCTGCAGCGATGTCCCGGATCCATCCGGCATGCGACATAAACAGATGCGTTATGAAGGTATCATTGACATGGATTCCGATATTGTGTATTGGAACGGTAACAATTATTAAAGGAGGAATGTGAAATGCTGGCAAATGGAGCAGCTTTAGGCTACAAAGAAACCAAAGAGGGAGCAAGCTATACAGACCTTGCAGGATTAAAGGAAATCCCTGAAATTGGTTCTGATCCTGAAAAAGTAGAAAACACTACCTTAAAGGACAAGGTAAAACAGTATGAAATGGGCATCGGTGATCCGGGCGATATGGTCTATAAGTTCAAGTACGACAACAGCTCGGCGGAAAGCTCTTACCGCAAATTCCGCGAAATGGAAGCATCGAAGAAAACCTATTATTTTGAGGAAACTGATCCGGATGGAACGAAAATTGAGTTTGCGGCACAGCCCTCTGTGAAAAGAACAGGCGGCGGCGTCAACGGCGTTATTGAGTTTGATGTAACGATGGCACTGCAGAGCGAACTTACATTCACCGATCCGGCGTAAAGGAGGGCAACATAAATGGACTTTTTTGGAAATACAACACCTGGTTCGCAGATGCCTATGCAGAATGAAACTTATCAGCCTACAGAAAATGCTGCGGTGCAGGAAGAAAAGAAAGCGCCGCAGAGAAATCCTTTTGCAATCTGGGAGGTCGGTGGAGAGACTTACAGGTTAAAGCTGCAGACTGCAGGTGTCAAAGAGCTGGAAGCGAAATATAAAGGCTCCATCATGGAGCTGATGTCGTTCAAGGGTGGGATGCCACCGCTGACCGTTATGTTGGATGTTGCACACACGGCGATGAAGCCGTGGACGCATAAGGTATCTGCAAAGGATATGGAGTCCCTGTATGACAAATACGAGCAGGAAGGCGGCGACCTGCTGAGCTTCTTTACCAACGTATACCTGGATGTATTCCTGGTGAGCGGTTTTTTATCGAAATCGGTGGCAGCGGAAATGTCCGAGTCACTGGCGGAAATGCGCAAAGAACTGTAAGCGAGTTACTGGACGAGTTGTATCCGAAGTTTCTGGACATGGGATACAGCCCGTCTTTTTTCTGGGAATGCAGTCTTGCTGAGGTAGTTGATCTGTTCGATTCCTATCGCAGACGCGAAGATCGACGGCAGAAAGAAAAAGACGAAGCATTTAAGGTGCGGGCTTTGAGCCTTCAGGTATTAGCGTTGCAGATCAGGGATGCGGTGTGGGGAGAAAAAGACAGCGATTTCCGTACAGTACAACATTTTTACCCTACATTATTCCCGGAAACAGAAAAAGTAGATCGAGAATTGATAAAACGAAACGAAAGAATGCGCAGATTTGCGGAGGAGCATAACCGACTCTGGCAGCAGGCGCACAGCGGAAAGGAGGAAAGCTGATGTCAGGGACGACACTGGAACGCCTGCAGGTAATTATCGAGGCGAGTGCAACCAAATACAAAAAAGAAATGGATGCAGTTGCTCAGAAAACCCAGAAAGCAGAAGCGATCGTTGACCGCTGTATGTCCCGCGTGAACAGCATCGTCGGGAAGGCGAACACGGGGAACGCTGGGAAGACAGTAGACAACCTTACCGCGAAGTTAAAGCGGCAGCAGGAAGCGGTCGACCAGCAGGGCTTTAAAATCGACAACCTGCGGCGGAAGCTGCTTGATTTACAGTCTGGAAACGCCAGAAATGCAACCATTGCAAATCTGGAAGCGCAGTTGAAGGCGGCAGAAAAAGAGTTTGCAGCGGTAGACAAACAGATGCAGCCGCTACTGGATAAGCTCTCTGATTTACGAGATCAGGAGGCTATGGGGCTTACCCCATATGGATTACAGGAAGTCGAAAAACAAATTGACGCCCTGAATCCGGAATACGATGAACTGGAAGATAAGGTACTGTCTTTACAGAATCGTCTCGAAACTGCCCGGATGAATCCGGAAAGCACCGCAGAAGTGCAAAAGCTGAACGGGGAACTGCAGCTTGCCAACGAGAAGTTGGAACGACTGACCGGCGAGGCAGCACAGACGCAGGAACAGCTGGATGCTGCCGGAAAAGCGACTGAAAAAGGCAACGGCTTCGAAAAATGGCGGAACGGGTTGCAGAAAGTATCTGGGTTGTTGTCCAGAGTGGATGCAAAAATCAGCGGAATTATCGGCGGATTTACCAAGACCAAACGCCGGATTGATAGCTGCAGTGCAAGTACGGGAAACTTATCCAGGCATGTGAGCAGGATCACGAATCTGCTTCGGTTTTCCATCCTGTCGCGGGCATTTTCTGGCGTGTTTAGCGGATTGGGAAGTGGATTTCAAAATCTTGCACAGTACAGCAACGAAGCCAACGTGGCGTTATCCGGTTTGTGGTCTGCATTGGGGCAGTTGCAAAATGCGGTCGCAGCGGCAGCAGCACCTTTGCTGGAAGCGCTTGCCCCGGCTCTGATTAAGATCATCGAACTTGCAACGATGGCGGTAACGGCGATCGGACAGCTGTTCGCAGCACTGACCGGAAAAGGCACTGTCATAAAGGCAACGAATGCCTATAAAGACTATGCAGCGAGCCTGAAAAAGACGGGTGCAGCTGCGAAAGATGCCACACTCGGAATCGACGAGCTGAATGTGATCCAGAAGCAATCTGGTTCTGGAGCATCCGGCGGGCTGAATCCGGGCGACATGTTCGAAGAAGTTCCAATCGAAAACAAGTACAAAGACATGGCGGGCAAGATCAAAGATTTCTTTTCGAAATTATTTGCACCTCTGAAAGAAGCATGGAACCGGGAAGGTCAGTTCGTAATGGATTCCTGGAAGTATGCGTTGGATGAGGTCAAAAAGCTGGTGCAGGACATCGGACGAGATTTTCTGACGATGTGGAACCAGGAAGCCACAATCGCCATGTTTGCGGATATCCTGCATATTATCGGGGATATCGGTCTGGTGGTCGGAAATCTGGCGAAAAATTTCCGCGAAGCGTGGAACGCAAACAACGCAGGACTGAGAACGCTGGAAAACATCCGCGATATTTTTGCGGTAATTATTTACAATATCCGGCAGGCTGCAGACGCTACCGTGGAATGGTCGGCAGGCTTGAACTTTAAGCCATTGATGGAGATGATCGCACAGTACACAAAGTCTTTGATTCCCGTGTTTGGCGCATTGTCCGGTGTGATATCGGATTTCTATGTGCAGGTGCTTTTGCCGCTGGGGGAATGGACGATTGAAAAAGGGCTGCCTGATCTTCTTCGGATCCTGAAAGAATTTAACGATAAAGTAAACTGGGCGCAAATCCGGCAAAATTTATCTGATTTCTGGGATCGACTGGAACCATTTGCAGAAACAGTTGGCGAAGGACTGCTGATCTTTCTGGAAAAGCTGTCCAACCTGACAGCGAATTTTCTGAATAGCGAAACACTGAACAATTTTCTGGACCATCTGGCGGACTGGATGGATAAAATCCAGCCGGAAGACGTTGCGAGAGGAATCGAAAATCTTGCGAAAGCATTTATTGCATTTAAGGCATCTGTGCTTGCTTTTAAGGTAGGTTCTGCTGCGTACAATGCAATCAAATTCTTACAGGGAACCTTGCCTGTGCTAAAAGGGCTCGGTTGGATTACGCTGGGCATTACCGTAACCATGATCGGTGTGGAAGCATACGAGAACTGGAAAAAAGATATTGAGTACATTCAAGAAAACGGCTGGAAAGCATTCCATTCAAAGAATCGGCAGGAACGTGCAAACAGTCCTTGGGCGATTTACGGGCATGACTCGACCGGAGTTGGAAACATTCAGGGCGAGAACGACGCTTATAATCCGTATGAAAATGCTGATTTTAGCTGGGTCGAAGAGTGGAAAAATAAGTTTCTGGAATGGCAGGCGAACAACCGCGCAAGCCGGGAAGCGGATCAGGCAGAGTGGGATCAATGGTTTAATGATCTTGGCGATAAATTCTCGAACTGGTATGAAAGCGAAGTTGCACCGTGGTTCACAGAAGAAAAGTGGACAGAGCTTTTTACAAATGTGAAGACCAGTTTTGAAACCAAATGGGCTGAAATTGTGGACTGGTGGCAAAACACAGCAATTTATACATGGTGGGAAGAAAACGTAACACCGTGGTTCTCCGAAGAAAAATGGTCGGAATTGTTGGAAAACATCAGAATAAGTTTTGAGACCAAGTGGGATGAACTTGTAGACTGGTGGTCGAATACCGCTATCGTTACATGGTGGGACGAACATGTAAAACCTTGGTTTGACACTGAAAAATGGAAGATGATGCTGGAAAACATAAAAACGTCTTTCAAAAAGAAATGGGACGAAACTGTTCTGCAGTGGAAAACGGACATCCAGAAATGGTGGGACGAGCATGTTGCACCGTGGTTTACAAAAGAACGTTGGCAAAAGCTCGGGGAAAACCTGAAAAATGGAATTTACGAGGGCTTTAAGGGACTTGCAAACAAGGTAGTTGATGTACTGAACAATGTAATTTCTTCGCTGGAAAGCATGTTGAATACTGCGCTGGATGGCATAAATGATTTGCTGTCTAAGTTAAACGAATCCCCGCTTGGAAAGATGCTTGACTTTGATTTTCAGGTCAGAAACGTTTCTTTTGGTCGCATTCCGAGATTTGAAGATGGCGGTTTTCCGGATCGAGGCAGCCTGTTTATTGCAAACGAAGCGGGACCCGAAATGGTTGGGCGCATCGGAAGAAGACCGGCGGTCGCAAACAGCGATCAAATTGTCGATGGTATTACGGCGGGCGTTGCAAACGGTAACGAAGTATTGGCAGAACTGCTGGTGCGGGTGATCGAACTGCTGGAAAAGATCAACGATCGGGACCCTGAAATTGTCTTTGATACCGCAGAGGGCATTAAAGCCATGCGGGAAAGAGAAGCAAGAAACGGGGTTGTATTCACATAACGGGGCGCGAAAGCGTCCCGCTTTTTGAAAGTAGGTGAGTAATTTGTGGCATACATCTATGTAGACGGAGAGGAATTTCCTTACCCGGAAAGAGGACTGAACGTAATTGTCACAACTCCTGTAAACTCTGCCAGGGACACAAAGGCGGAGGTTGTCGGGCAGCGAATCAGCCGAGATCAGTATAAAATCAATAATTTGAAGTGGCCCATGCTGTCGGCAGAACAGTGGTCGTTTATCTTAAAAAAGTTCCGCGAAGGCTTTGGTGTGCCGGTAACCTTTCCGGATCCCATCACACAGGACTGGATAACCTTAAAGATGTATCCGGGGGATCGCAGCGCGGAGCCGTACTGGATCGATGATGAGGACAAACCGACACGATACCGGAACTGCAAAGTGAATATTATTGATTGCGGGGTGTGAGGAATGCAGCATGTATCAAAAGAATATAAGACCTCCATGAAACAGATATGGCGGAATATCGGCTATATAAAGGTATATCTCGGGATCATAAACGAAGATGCACAAAAGCTTGTATCTGCGCAGGATATTCGGAATAATTTCGTATATTTTGCGGATGCGAATAAACCGTTCGATTCCTACCCGGTAGACCATATTTATGCCACCGCTGAACAGGATTTCGCAAAGACGGACGGCAGCATGTACTTTCTGCCGGAATCACCGACCGCTGATTTTTTTAATCAGGGCATCGTGACGCAGGATTTATCTGGGACCTTATATGTAGTGTTTGAGCATGAGGGACTGGATATTAAAGGGCTTACGATAGACTTCGGAGAATGCTATCCGGTTGATTTTACAGTCACAAACGATCATGGGACGCATGCGTACACTGGAAATGAGAAAAGTCGATGGGTAACCGAAGATGTATTTTACGGGACAACGTATCTGATCATTACGCCTACCAAAATGGTCAACGGCGCTGGGCGGCTGCGTGTAAAAGAATTTATCTGCGGGATTGCGAATGTGTATACGGACAAGGAAGTGCAAGCGTTTACTTATAAGGACGTTGTATCCCCGATTTCGGAAAAACTTCCGTCGCAGGACATGACTGTGACGATCGGGAATCTGGATCGTTATTACAACGCGGACAACCCAGAAAGTGCTGTGCGGTTTCTGGAAACCGGGCAGGAGATTCGGGCGTATTTTGGATATGATGTAAATAACGACGGCAAAATCGAATGGCTCGACCCGTTTAACGGATACCTTAAAAAATGGTCGGCGGACGATCAAAAGGCAAAGTTCACGGCGACAGACCGATTTGACAATATGACCGGGAAATACCACAAGGGCACTTATCACCCGAACGGGATTAGCCTGTACGCGCTGGCAGAGGACGTGCTCACGGATGCAGAAGTAGACCCGCGAGAATATTTTATCGACCCGTATTTGAAAAAGGTAACGGTTCAAAATCCAATCCCCATTGTAAAACATACAGAAGCGCTGCAGATGATCGCAAATGCGGGACGTTGCATTATGACGCAAGACCGGAGGAAAAAGATAACCCTCCGGTCTTCCTTTTTGCCTGATGTGAATGCAAATTCGGAGAATCAAACGGCGTTCAGCCGGGTGGAGAATATCCTCATGGACGATCCTGTAGACGCGTATGCAATGGGAAGCAGAGACTTTTCTACGACGGACGGCAGCATGTACTTCCTGCCGGAGAATACAGAATATCTTTCGATCGGGTATGTGAGCGATTCTGTAGCTGGTGCAGACGGCACTTTTGACCCACCGCCGAAAATAGATGTTGTGCTGGAAGCTGGGTATACCTGCTATGGGCTGCAGCTGAATTTTAGGTCAGTCGCACCACAGGAGGTTGTTGTGCGAACCTTTTACAACGGCGAAACGGTAGATGTTTATACCGTGGTAACCCCTGACCTGAATGCAGTGCTGGACGAAGAGCTGCAGCTTTTTGACCGGATGGAAATTACTTTTACGAAGTCTATTCCGGGTAGCCGTGTGACGCTGGACAAGCTGCAGCTCGGAAACGTTACGGATTATGTCCTGGATGACAGGGAGCTACTGGGAAATACGCCGATTGGAACGGTGGACACCAGATTAAAAGCGTTGACCATAAAGAAATGGGTTTACGCAGAGACGGAGACAGTGGAAGACCTGAGTAGCGGTGACATCATCGTGGATGCGGACGGGCAGGAGCTGGAAATCACCATGAATGATCCGGCATACGGCTATGCGGTTGAGCTGGATCAGGAGGAAATCAGCTGCGAAATTGCAGAAAGCTATAGCTATTATGTAAAGTTACGGTTTTCAGGCGTGAGCCAGTCTACGACCGTGAAATACACCCTGAAAGGGCATAAATACACGGTCTATGAAGGAAATTACAGGGTGCAGCACGATACGATTGGGGCAGAAAAAGAATGGAAAAACCAGCTTGTTAGCACCGACTTGCACGCTGCTGATCTGGAAGAGTGGATCGCGGGATATTACCGGAACAACCTGCAGTATGAATTTAAGTACCGCGGTGACCCGCGTGTAGACGCAAACGATCTGTTTTATCTGCAGCGGGAGAATCTGGACACTGCGCTGATCCGCGCACATGAAGTACAGCTTACTTATAAAGGAAGCTGGGAAGGGAAAATGAAAGCCAGGAGGAACAAATGGGCTGGATAGAACCGAAAACGGACTGGGACCCGACAAAAGACAGACTGAACCCGGAATCCTACAATCGTATCCGGAACAATCTGGCAGTGCTGGGAGAACTGGTGAATGAGATTTACGCCCCGCTTACGCTGGAAAGCATGGGCGAAGAAAAGAACTATTCCAGCTGGTATTATGCACGGGAATTTAATGTGTTTGAACGAAACCTCGATGCAATAAACCAGACATCCTATAACAAAGTTATAGGGACAACAAAAACATTTTTTGACAATGGACCATTTATCGACAGCAGCGAACTGAACAGAATCGAATCTGCAACGTTGCGACTATATGAAATTGGTCAGAACCATAAAAAAACATTACCACGCCTGAGTGTACGCTTGGGCAGTTTGAAAGGAGTTAAATAAATGGGAGTAAAACAGGTAAAAGCCGTCATTAACGGCGTAACAACAGTCCTTACGCTGAACAGTTCGACAGGAAAGTATGAGGCGACGATCACAGCCCCGGCAAAATCCAGTTATAAGCAGACAGGACATTATTATCCGGTGTCTGTAACCGCGGAGGACTTGGCTGGAAATACAACCACGGTGAATGATAAACACAGCACGCTTGGATCAAATCTGCGCCTGACCGTAAAAGAAAAGGTTGCGCCGATCATTGCGATTACATCACCTACATCCGGTGAGCTTACTGCAAACAACAAGCCCACAATTACGTTTAACGTAACAGATGAAGATTCCGGTGTGGCAGCAAGTACTGTGAAACTGTACATCGACGACAAGGAAGTTACAGGACTTACCAATTCGGCAATTTCAAACGGTTATACCTTTACCTATACTGTTACAACAGCCCTTGTCGATGGAGCACATACTGTAAAAGTAACCGCATCCGATAATGACGGTAACGCAGCAGGTGCAAATACCCTGACCTTTAACGTGCTGGCTACAGCTCCGAACCTTGCGATCACCAGCCCTGCAGAAGGCGCTTACTTCAAGGCGAAGACCGTAAGCTTCGCAGGTACTACAAACGGCGCGAAGCTGACCGTAAAGGTGGGCAACGGAACTGCACAGAATGTAACAATTGCGGACGGCAAATTCTCCGGAACTTTCGATCTGGCAGCGGAAGGCAAGAACGTTGTCACGTTTGTGTCCACAAGCGCATCCGGCGTTACCACAACGATTACCAGAAACCTGTATCTGGATACAGTCGCACCTGCTATTTCTGCGGTTACAATTACTCCGAACCCCGTAGATGCAGGCAAGACCTATATCATTTCCGTATCCGTAACGGACTAAGGAAAATGATATGGTCGTAAAGCTGACAGGAAAAGTAAACGGCGAGACTATCATTTTTGAACGCAAAGCGGGAGGATTGTGGGTAACTGCAATCCCCCGCGTAAAAAGCGGTGCCTACGCTGTGGAGCTGACAGCAGTCGATGAAGCGGGAAATGAGACGTTTTGTACAAAATATATCCTGACAGTTGACCTCGGCGCGCTTGCGGTAAAACTGGAACCGTTCCCGTACAGCGTGCAGCTGTTGCAAAGTAGTTTCCGGGAGGGCATGCGCATGACGGCGACATTTGATTATGGAGAAAGCAAGCATATCCGGCTGCTTGTAGTCTCGCGAAAAAAGGAAGATTTTGACATATCGAGCGCGTCGTATGTCCTTACGAAGGATGGCGCAAACGATCCGGAAGACAGCGGCAATGTGGTTATTGATGAACATGTTTTAGATGCACTTATAGCGCCAATGCAAAAAGGACGGTATAAGCTGACTATTACATATCACATTACAAATGAGACATTTGTAGAGGAAGTGCATATTGCTGTATTGTAAGGAGGTGTGTCTGTGGGAATCGCAATCACAAAAGTTACTGTGTCGAAAAATCCTGTTGGCACATCGGAAAAGTTCCTGATCACGGTGACAGTGAAAGAACTTACCAGCGAGCCGACGATGTACCGGCTCCCTTACACGTTGGGAAAGGAAAAAGGAGGACTGAAATAAAATGGCAAAACAGGTACTGCCTACGAACTTTATGGATGATATTCTGAATGAATCCATGAACGGGAAAAGAAGATGGATCATTACGCAGAACGATGATGGTACATACACATTTGAGGATGCGACCACCTACGACCAGCTTGGAAATACTTTCGGGCAGGCACAGGTGAACGAGATGCATAAAGC